GTGGTGAACCTGTTAACACTCGACCGTCAATGTCTGACGCTGGTTCCGGATGCATTTCCATTGAGTTTGTAGTCGGAGCATTTGTCGTATTGATTTGATTTATTTGTTGTTGACGTTCCATGCCAGAGGTAAACCTATCTTGCTCGGCAAACATAAGTTCTTTTTGTACTTCTTGTATAGATTTTCCGGTTTGTGCTGCACGATCTCTAGTGAAGTCTTGCAATTCATTCGCATCCATGCCACGAACAAATGCACCTAATGCTTTATCTTGCCCACGACCAGATAATCTCTTAAACCTTTCAAGGTTTCTTTGTCTTTCTTGTCTTTCTTCTTCCTTTGCCTCTGCTAATTTTCGTTCAGCAACGACCGCCTGTAATTCTCTTTGTTCTCTCTCAATTTTATTGATTTGGTTTTGTGCCGCAATAACAGCAGGGTCATCTTCATCCGCACCGAATACATTTAAAACCTCTGCAATATATTTTGACGCTTTTGCCATTAGTAATTGAATTTGAAGTTTTGCACCAGAGAACCACTCACCGAGGATGGTAAGGGGATAACTGAATACTTCCAAAAGATAAGTTCCCACTCCTATAATTGCATTCTTGACCATTCCCGGAATTTCCATGATGAAACTTGGAACTGTTTCAAAGAAGAAGTTGTAAAGAGTATTACCAACCTCTAGGACAGAGTTCTTCACCGTTTCGTATATCACAGGGAGATAAGCGGGGAGTTCAATTGTAAAGAAATCATATAAGAAATTGAAACCTGTTTTTATACCATCAAATATTGCCATCGCTACATTCGGAATAATCTCTGTAGTTAGTGTAACAACAGCATTAGCAATCGCCATAGCAACATTTATGTGTACTCGACCAATGGCGAGAAATATCTCACCTATCACACTCATTATTTTACCAAAGATACCTTTTTCTGGATCATCGATAATGGCAGAAATGTTATAAAATGCATCTTTGAATGGTTGGAAGATTGGGTCTAGAAATTCTTTGATTGCATCGAATCCAACTAAACCAAATGTAAGAGTATCGACAATCTGAGCGACACCACCGAGCATTCCATCTACCAGTCTTGCACCAAAGTTACTCTCTTCTGAATTTGCAAACCCTTTGAAGAATCCGACAGCAAAATCTACGATTGCAATAACTGGTCCAAATACAGAGTATGCGAGTAGTTTAAGTGCAGATACAATTGGTTTGATTTTTGGAAAGAGGTCGCCGGTGACCGCCAGTCCAAGACCCGCTAGACCACCACCCAAGAGTCCAAGTGCAGGAAGACTGAGACCAATGCCACCAAGTAGACTATCGAGAATACCACCCTTCTGAGCGGGTTTTGCAATTTTAGACCCTATCTTATCAAGACCGCCAAGAATATTAGAAGACAGACCTTTGAATAGACTTTTTCTGTCTTTCTTTGCTTCTTGTTTTGCCTCTTTCCCCTCACCCTCGGCAGATGCGTTAATAGTGCCAGACAATTGTCCTGTTTGCTCCTTGATAGAACCAACAATCGCGTCTGTATTCTTTTCATCGCCTGAACGATCACCTAGTAGTTTCACTAGATTATCATTTGGTGCGCCGGGTTTTGGTGGTGTTCTGTCTGCCATTATCTTACCTTATGCTTTTCGTATTCTTCTTTCTCTTTTTGTAGAGTTTCATAAAGTAGTGCGATGAAGATCTGTCTCTCCCACGGAATCATATTTTCTAACTCACTCAAACTATATTTATGATTATGCACCATGAAGAAATTATTTCTGTAGTGCTGCTCAAGTGTGTCGTGTGAGAGACCTATCAGAAAAAATTTGAGAGTCCCTCCACCCTCACGGTATTCTCATGACCACACGCTGGACATGTAAATTTCACATCACATGTTAACTTCGGCATTGCCTCAAAATAATCTTGAATCTTTTGAACTTCTTTAATACTGAGTGCATCCACAAAGTCTTTAATTTCTTTCTTAGAATACTCTTGTAGGTTATGCACAGTGGTGTCGTCAAAGATTGACTCCATACATCCCATCAAGACTTCCATTGGGTCTTCTGTGTTTAGACCAGAAACAATCTCAACGGTCGGGTGTCGTAGAATAACACCAACTGTTGATGTGAGTTGTATCTTAGAGTCCATCTCTGTCTTGGTGATCTGGATATCCTCTTCGATATTAATACTCACTGGAACCATCTCACCACACTCCTCACACTTGATTCCAATCTCAAGTTCTTCTCCGACTGACTTCGATCTGAGCATCATAAAAATATACTCCAAGTCGTATGTGGTCAGTTTGTTCGGATCTACATCATCAACACATGCGGAGACCAGTTTTTTCAGTGTCTCAATCACTTCGTTTGTTTTCTTACTCTCCCTCGCCATCAGAAGAATCTTTTCTTCTTTTACCAGAAAGGGTCTGTATGAGACTGTTTTTCCTGTGGATGGTACTTTTAATTTAAATGTCGGTGTATCTAATTTTGGTAATGCCATAATATCTTATCCTTTTTTTATCCAGCGAACCCAACAATTCTCGGTGGTCTTGGTGGGTTATTTGGTCCGCTGTCTGTTATTTGTTCACTTTCGCTTGCACCCTCATCTGGGTTACTCGTCCACCTTCTGTATGAAACCGTTACTTGTGTTTTGACCAGTTCTTCTCCGGCGGCAGTTAACTGTATTTCGTTGACTGCCTTTGGAAACAGATCAAAAACTCGTACTCTGTACACCTCTTTGTTTTTTAAGTTTGTCATCGCAACATCTAAAGTGTCACATGTATACTCATCATAAAAACCACACAAAAATGTTTTTTCGTCTATTATTTTGTTTTGCCATGCCTCGAAAGATTTTCTTATGTTAAAAGAAGAATCCTCAAGAAAAACTAGAGTGATGTCCCCTTCATATATTCTCCCATACGGCATCTCTCTATCAATTCCCTGCAACTTAACTGGTGATGAAGCGATAGCGGAGGCAGGGAGAGAAACTGACTCTAATCTATCATTAAATTTTTCCACAAGAGGACGACCAAATAATTGAGTGCCGTTTTTTAACGCTCCAAAAGATATGTCATATCGGTGTGTATATGCTACACCCGATTTACCAATTTCTGAGACAAATTTGTTTACGTTCATTTCTTTTTCTTTCTAGCGTTTGCTGATCTCGCACTAATCCTTTTACTTTCCGACCAAACACTCGAAGGTGAACTTCCACGGAAAAATGTTTCGTGAAGTTTAGATGTTTTTCCCAGATAAAAATCTTCCCATAATTTTGGAGGCATCTCTAACACCACGGGACTCATTCTTGCATATTGATATCTCTTAATACACGGGAAAGTATTTTTAAGACTCCTTCTATATTTAGCAATAATTTTATACGTTATTTTGGATCTTGCGTCAGGATCATCAATTTCTCCTTGAAGTCTGGATAAAAGACCATCAACTAAATCCCGGCGAAGTGGGGGTGGTAAGTAAAAGGGGTTCAACCCGAGCATACTTTTGTCCCCTTGCTCCAAATTAATTATCATGGGAAACATATGATAATATGGTAATTCTGGTTTTCCTTTGCCCGCTGGGTTTTTATAAGAAAACAGGTAAGACCTACCGACATATTGAGTTGATTTGGGTATTCCTTTTGGTTTACGAACAACTATGTCCTCTTGGGTTAGATCGGGTGCTACCTTACCCACGAACGCCGCGAGGGCGGGTGCAATTTTTTCCAATTCAGTCTGAAGCATTAGAATATTTCCTTTTCTGTTATGATACGAAAATTCCATCCTCTAAGATGACATGCCTCTTTTGCTGCTTCCCATTTTGCACTGTTGACGGCATATGTTTTTACTTCACTGATATATCCTCTGGTGATTCTTCCGGACTTTGGTTTTTTGGGTTCTATCGTTTGTTTACTCGGTTTGACCTCAACGACTAAAGTTTCAATTTCACCATTCTTGTTTTTAAGTTCCAATATAAAGTCTGGGTAGTACCGATGTCGTTTTCCATCAACCGGAGATACATAAGGTATACAGATTTCCTCAGAACCCCATGTTAATACATTAGGGTTTTCATCAAAAACTCTCATACATTTTCTCTCCCAGAGACTCCTGTATGTAATTTTTGTGGGATCTCCCTGATATTTGT